CGGCATCGACGGCCTTGTCTCGGTCTATCTTGGCGACCGAAGGTTCGCTTGGGGCCAAGACATCGGCAGGCTTCTGTGGCCGCAACTGGCTGATAAGATCAGCCAGTTGGGCTTGTGGGTCGGAAGCAGGCTTTTTGCCGTTGGTGGCGGCCCAATAGCCGCCAACAGCGAGCAAGGCCAGACCTAGAATGGTGGTCATGTCCATCAGTCGTCTCCTCCTTGACCTACGGCGACGAGAACCTCGTCGTCGTCCATCTGTACACCCGAAGTCTTTCGATTCTGGAAGTATTTGATGGCGGCCATGATGATTTGGATGATTAGGATCACCATTGCAGGGTCGATCCCGACCAATGCTTCGTCCTTCTCAATCGCAGCCTTTACCTTGTCCATGTCCCCGTCGAATTGCTCGTTGTATTTACGAGCAAGTCGGACGGCAAGTCTGCGTTGTCGGAGTCGCAACATTACTCAGCCTTTGCGCCTTTCTTGGCTTCGGGCTTCTTGTCGCCCTCAACCAACTTGAACTTCTGTTCGCCGAAGATCGCGACTAGATCGCGATCTGATTCGACGACTTCGCCCTTAGATGCAACCACCATCGGTGTGTCTGAGACAAGGTGTGATCCTTCAAGCAATTCGTACTTTGCCATGAGCTATAGCCCTAAAGCCCTTTGCGAAAAGAAACCCCGACTATACGCCAAGGGCTTAGCGTACAGTCGGGGTGCAGCGGGTGGTCATGTTGTCGTTTCAGCGTTAGCTGAAATGGACGATTCCGCAGTTGGAGTTGATGTCAACTTTCATCTGTGGAACCATCATCGCCATCACTCGGAACTTCTCAAGCAAGCCGCCGCGCTCTTGCCATTGAACGGTTTGAATGTCCATTCCGATAATGGTGCGAACAGTGCTGGAATCCTCTTGAACGAGCAACAGTTGGTTGCCGGTCAAGTAGTCACAAATTTCGACACTCGAAATTTGTGGGATCTGCTCGATCATCCGTTGCAACGATGTCGAATCGTAGCTGGTGGAGAACGGACGCAACATGTATTGCAGGAATCCAGTCGAGTACCACAGCTTGAACGGCCCGTAGTGGAACTTGTCGTAAGCCAGTTGGATCATCGACAAGACGTTCGTGTAGGTATCGTTTGGAACCCAACCAACACCTGCTGGGTTGGCTACCGAACCGGTGAGCCGGTTCGGGAAGTTGGTCAACCCGTAGAGGGTTGCCCCGCCGAAGGTGAACGTACCGAAGGTTCCCAAGTGGAGCTTTTCAGCTTCTTCGGCGACCTTGATAGCAGCCAGTTCCAACATCGACGTGTCGAGTGGCGTGTTGCCGTTTCGGCTGGTAGCCAACTGACGGCTCGACATGGTGACTTCCTTGCTGATGATCGGCAAAGGAAGGTTTACCAAATCGTAGGTCGGTCGGTCATTGTCACCAGGAGACAGAGCATCCATCGAAACGCGAGCCGCACTGATGTCGGACTGACGCTCGTATTGGTAAACCGTCTTGCCGAACCCGTTCGGCAAGTTGACCGAGAGGCCGGAGCTTCGCAGCCAGTTGACGATCTTGAGGCGTTTGCGAGCAGCTTTGACAACCACGTCATCGACATACTCCCATTCGTCCTTACGCAAGGTAGCACCTGCGTTGGTGACGTATGCGTTGACGATGGGGTTGCCATTGTCATCGAGCTTGCCGGTGTTGTGGTTGATGTAGGATCGACCATCAGCACCCACGAATGGGCGAAGGACGTTAGTGTCGAAGCCACTTGCGAGCAGTTGGGACGAGATGCTTCCCGACGCTGCGTTGTTCAAAACAAATTCAATGTTTTCCATGAGAGTCGGTGTCCCTTACTAGATGAAACGAACTTGGATCAGTTCTTGTGTTGCGACGTTCGAGGCTTCCTCGCAAATCGCAAACACCTTGACTGGTGATCCGGTGGTTTTGATGAGGGTTCCGTCACCGCCGGAGATCAGCGAATCCCCAACTGCGACGTTTTCGTTGGCCTTGAGGCGAGCGTATCGCTTGGCTCCGGGGATGACGTACTCAGCGTAAACGCGAGTTCCTTCGGCTGCGGAGTTATCGACTCCTAAGCCTTGCAAGGCATCCTCATGGAGAATAAGGGTCGCACCATCGCCACCGGAGGTAGCGTGGACGTTACAAGCGGTCGCCGAGGTTCGGCGAACGAGCATCCCTGGTTTGAGAGTTGCGCCGGAAGCGACCAAGAACTCCTCTTGGACTCCATCAGGCCCAGCCAATCGAATTGTTTGTGCAGCAGCAATCGTCATTTGTCACTAAGCCTTTGCTGAGAAGGTGGACGGAGGTAGGAATCCTTTGACCGCCGAGGTCGAAGGCTTTGGATCGGTGGGGGCAGCAGATCCGGCGTACAAAGGAGCCGGAGTCGAGCCAGCAGCAGGAGCAGGTGCGGCATTGACCGCGAAAACCGCCATCTTGGTCAGTGTTGCCGTTGGCAACACTGCAAGTTCTTCCTTGCTGAATTGATTCTTTTCGTTGGCTACGATCTGCTCGATCAAGCCATCTCGATGCGCGGTGTTGACTGCGAAGGCTTCTTCGATCTTCGCCTTGACATCGGCAGGAGCCGATGCAAGAAGCTCGTCGAGATTCTTCGGGGCTTCGTTGGCAACCGGGACTTCGACAGTCACGGTTCGCTGTAGCTTCGCAAGTGCTTCAACTTGTCCATCGGACAAGTTGGCAACAAAGTCTTTGTGGTCGTCGCCAAGGACGGCGAGGATTTCATCGCGTTTCATTTTGACCTTCTCATTGACTATAAGAGGTTTTGATTCTCGAACTTCTTGTATTCGATTCTCTAATAGTTTACCCTCTGCATCAGTCGTCGCCAAATTTTCACCTGATTGGGGGTTGACATCTGTGGCTTGCGAGTCTTTGTTTACTAGCAAACCCGCACCATCCTTGAGGGAACAAGCCCCTACGCCATTGACGATCACCGCAAGGTGATCGGGACGGAAATTACGGGCTTTGCCCGTAAATTCCTTGCCGTTGTACTGACCGGAGAGCACTTCTTTATCAACGAAAAGACCGGTAGAAACTTCCATCGGCTCTTGCTTCGCAAGAGCCGCTTTGATCGCCGATCCGCCCAGCACGACATCGAGTCGAGTCTCGTCGAACCACGCTTCCGCACGAAGTTTCTTCGTGCGGGAGTTCCAAGAAGTGTTGAGAACCATGCCGACCCCGAAGTCCTCGATGGACTCGGGGAGGCACCCTGATACGAATTGGTCACCCCGTTTGGGGTGACCTACGGTGATTGGCTTGTGGTTCCAAGAAGCGACGGACTTGGTAATGTCGGACTGTTCGTAGAGAATCGGCCCTTGATTACCGGCGAATACGCCCTCAACGATCATCGCCACGGGAGCGACGAGATAGCTTCGACCCGCCAGAGTTTTCTTCTGGACTTTGCTCAGAGCTAGGTTCGCTACCAGTGTTTCCATCTTGAGATTCCTTCGGGGCGAATTGGATCTGCGCCACGGCTTTCGATGCAATGCAGACGAATCGAGGGAAAAGTACCCCATAAGCCTGCTCGAATGGTGCTGTCGATGCGTCAGATAGAATCTGACGCAACGCGACGATAGAATCATTATAACTTATGCTGCAATGGTCGCAATTTTCGACGCATTGGTCTTGACAGCAGGGTTCAAGTTGTGCTTCTAGGATCAATGCTGTGAGCCATAGGCTTGCAAGCATACTTTCCCTATTCTCAAGGAATTTGACGAGTTCGGCGGCGAGTTCTGGGTTGAAATTACGCATTGGCAGGATTCTCCTTCTGGACTTGGTTGGGTGGTGTTTTGCTAGGGTCTTTCGTATCGGTCGGTTTGGGAACTGCGGGGATGCTCGATGGCGTGTTGTTCTGTTGGCCGGACATACCAGCCGCCAGTTCTTTCAGAACTGGCGAGAACTCGGATCGCTCAGCCTTGGCTATCGCCTCGGCTTCCTCGAACCGCAGGCCCATGAACTTCGTGAGCCATTCGACCAATGGAACAGCAGACTCGGCTCCGGCAGTCGTGTACCGAGCCAAGGCTTCGGTACGCTTGAGTCCGATTTCTGCCTTCTCGCCTTCGGTCATCTCGGCAAGTGGCTTCCACTTGACGATGTAGGGACGAGGCTTGCCGTTCTGTTTCTTGGTCGGTGGGAGCGCGCCGAACTGTTGGATGCGGTTGATGGTGGCCCGAATGATCTTCGGGGTGACGAAAAGCTCGCGCCGTTGGGCGATCTTTTTCTTCCAAGCATCTTCATCTTGTTCGTTGGTCTGGTTGCCACCGTAGTTGCCAACCAGCTTGGTGATCGGGTATCCCTTGGCCGCTGCGATCATTCGCAGCGCGTTGTCGATGAATGGTTGGGGCGAAACTAGGGTGGGGGTCAAGGGCTTGACCTGGACACCCACACCGGCGAAGTACCGAGACAATCCTTGCTCGTACTTGAAAATCTCGTCCTTAATCGCTTCGCGATCATCGTCGGATAGCTCCCCATTCTGGGGATCTACCTCGAAGGCGTACCCTGGGAAGCCTCCCTTCCAGTAGGCTTCCCCCGAAGCTGCGTTGATCTTTCGCACATCAAAGAGCCGGTTGAAAACCGGCTCCATCCGTGGAAAACCAAAGATTTCGCTGGTGGTCAGACGAGTATCCGCAACGTGGATGACTCGCGACCAGTGGACTTGGATGGTATCTGTTACGGGGGTGGCGTTGGTGTCGAGGGTCGAGTCGATAGTATCTTGAAAGTCCAACTCGTATACCTTTGGTTGCCCATACCGGGGGTTCTTACGATCCCTCTCATACTCGGAGATCCGAGCCGACGACTGATCGAAAACTCGGTAGTACAGGACGTTGGCTTGGCCGGGAGTGTCGGCCAAGCCATTTTCGGTGAAACCCGGCGCGGGGGTATCAAACTCCCCGCCATCGTCCAGTCCGATGAACAGGACGGCATACTGGCCGATACCGGATACGGTATCGACCTTCGCCAAGTATTCGTGGAGACTCGTCTCCACGACGAACGTAGAGACGGCCTTCTCGAAGGCCGTCTCGCGGCCTTCGTCAGTCTCGTAGATGTCTGGGTATTCCGACCAGGATTCCTCAGGTTCGAGCGTCACGACTCGCTGTGCGATGTCTTGACGGCGATACATCTGAACGTAGTCATCGATGGAGATCGACTCTGGGTAGCCGACTTCATCGTCGATGTTCCGATCCTCGTTCTTGCCGTCAAGCAGACTGTTGTAGAACGCCGCGCGCGAGAGCAAGGCGTTGGTGACGAGGTTGTCGAGCTTGTTCATAGTATTCCCAGTCTGGTTCGTTGTTTATCAAGCATGGAGAACGCGCCCGAGCTTGCGTCTACTTGGTCGTCGTGCTTCCCGTTAGGGAAGTACGCGAGTTCTTCGAGGTATGGGTTGTTGTAGGCTCCCTTGACCATGTAGACATTGCCAGCGTTCACCTGAACGCTGAAAGTGTCTGCCCGGAGTTCCTTCTTACCGGAGGCTAAATTGGGATAAACGCGAAAGCCGGATAGCCGTTTGACAGAATCCTTCACAGAATCCACGCCTGACGACCCCGGTTCGCGTTCAATCCCAATCCGGACGGATTTTCCATCCCGGTTTGCGCAAGCCACAATTTGTCGCTCACGTTCATCGGACGACCACTGGCCTCGGCAGATGTCGAGAATCCAGTATGAGCCATCCTTATGCAACCCCATTTTAACACCTACCGACCAGTCGCCGCCACCTTTGGTCGCGGCTTTGTCCCAGTAGCGAACGATCTTGGAAAAAGCATCGATCCCAGGCGGATATTCGACGATGTTGATCCGTTCGGGCTTGAACATACCCCCACCCAGAGGAATCGGATCTTGGAGGATCTGACCAGAGTAGCCGAACTGCCCTAGCTCGACCTGCATCCGGTCGAGCGTCGGACGCGACAATCGCACCGGGTCGAATAAGCCATTCTGATAGTAGTCTTGTAGGCTTATTGGTTTGACTGCCGGGGTGATCTCACCCGGCAGGCAAATATGCCGAACGGCGGCTTCGCCCCGTTCGATGTACAGGGTGGATGGATCATCTTGGTGGAGCCGTTGCATCACGACGAACGTGGGCGTAAGGTCTTTGTTGACCTTACGCGACGAAATCGTTTCCTTACACCAGTTCTTCGCCGTCTCCAAGTCAGCTTTCGACCGGACTTCCCTCGGGTTGATCGGATCGTCGATGACGATGACGTGGGCGTGCATACCTGTTACCGACCCGCCGACCGCTACTGCGTAGCGGTCGCCGTTGTAGTTATTAGCCCAGTGGGACTTGCTGTTGGTGTCCTTGCTGAGTCGGATGTTGGGGAAGGTCTTTTGGTACAGGGGCGATTCGACGATCTGCCTGGACTTGCCAGACAAGTCCAGGGCCAGAGCGTCGGTGTAGGACGCACCGATCATCCGAAGGTGCGGCATCCGAGTCCAAGCCCAAGGTACGAGCATCACGCTGAACAGCGTCGATTTGCTCGTACCGGGGGAAATGTTCACCAGAAGGTCATGTGGCGAGTTTTCCCCTCGGAAAACTCGCTCCATCGCCTCTTGTATGGTGTCGCAAAGGAACTTAATATGCCAGTTGCAGACCAAGGGATCTTTGACGATGGTGTGCCAGAAATGCTTAACGAACTCGAAATACGAGTCGCGACAAGTCGATGCAAGTAGGTCGTAGTAGTCTAATTTCACAAAATGGCCCTGTAGACAATTCCCTAATAGTAGGTAAGATACCATTAGTTCTTCTAATTTACAAGGATTCCATGAAAAACGCAGCAGAAGAAATGATTGAACCGCCAACCAGACAAGAAATGGCCGCCGACGAGAAGTTGGCGCGCCGAATCTTGACTCGCAGTAAGGATCAAGACATCCGTGTCCTGTGCAAGAACTTCATCAAGTGGGTTTTACAGGTAGATCGGTACGCAGACTCGATCTATCCCTGCTTTTCAATGATGGAAGCTGAGGTTCGCCAGCATGGTGCGTCGTTTTCCTTGGAAAACGACGGTGTTTGGCGACTACGATCTTCCAAAGGGAAGATCGTAGTGACTGGAACAAGTCTGAAAGACTTGTTCGTGAACCTGATTCTCTGGCAGGGGGAGTGGCCGGAGGAGGAATTTCTTGAGGATTGTGCTAGCGAAGAAGATGAAATCTTCGAGCCTGATAGGCGAAAAAACCCTAAAAATCGCACAAACGGGGACGTATAACCTTGGGATAGCCCGTTTCTAGGGCGCACCCTGTTAGAAAGGTTTACGATGACTACCGAATCCCCCTCCGCAATCGAGCTTGCGGTTGAGCAACTTATCAAGAAATCTGTTGATTTCAACAGTTCCGAAGGAATCAACAACGCCATGACGGCGTTTATCCGTGGCGTAGCCACCGTCGCGGCGGCGGCAAATCAGATTTCCGATGCTGACCAGTCGCCTGAAAAGATGCTGTACAACGTACAGCACTCCGGCACGATCTTTGATGCCGTTTCGGATACTGTGTGGCTCTGCGACGAGAATGGCCTCAAGAACTCGCCCGAACAACTCGACGAGTTGTTCGTGCGGTTGGACAGACTGCTTTACACCAAGATGCGGTCATTCGACATCTCGAAGGCGATATTCGATCCGGATTCCCATCCAGAAGCTACAGCGTTCTTGGATAAAGTCATGTTTGTCGCTCGTCGGACTTATATCCAAGCGTACCTGCGGATCTCCATTGCTCCGATGGCCCATCTGATCTCCGAAGAATTGTGGGACAGCATCCTCCACGAGTTCTATGAGCATGTCCAAATTGCCAGTTCGGAAAAGTTCAATGAAATCGTGACCCGTTTGACGCAGATGTTCCCGCAAACCAAGGGAGGCAAGCGATAATGCCCAAGAAAGCAACCAAAGCACCTGATCCATCATGGCTCTACCGTCGCAGAGCGACGGTAGTAGAAGTCACGGACGGCGATACCGTCGTTCTGATGATCGACGATGGCCGAGACAACTACTCTCGGGAGAAGATGCGTCTCAAGGGCATCAACACGCCTGAGATGGACACCGAAAACGGCAAGAAAGCCAAGGCTTTCTTGCAGTCAAAGCTGCCTAAAGGCTCGCAAGTGTGGATCGAGACGGTCAAAGACCGTCGAGAGAAGTACGGTCGGTACTTGGTGTGCCTCTACCTGTCGGTAGAGGCACTCGAATTGGGTGAGAACTACAGCATCAACTACGATTTGTACTCGCAAGGCATCGCAGATGCCTACGATGGCAAGGGGAAAGTGAAGTAATGGGTAAATACAAGCTGATTAACGCCGATTGTTTGGAAGCCATGACTCGGGCGAAGCCCGAGTCGGTTGACGCAATCGTGACCGACCCGCCCTATGGGTTGGCTTTTATGGGCAAACAGTGGGATCACGGCGTACCTGGGGCTCCTTTTTGGGAAGCGGCTTTGCGGGTCGCAAAGCCGGGCGCGCATCTTTTGGCGTTCGGTGGTACGAGGACGTACCACCGACTCGCCTGCGCCATTGAGGATGCTGGTTGGGAGATTAGAGACTGCCTCATGTGGGTCTATGGCTCGGGCTTTCCGAAATCGCTGGATGTGTCGAAGGCCATCGACAAAACGGCAGGGGCAGAGCGGGAGGTTGTGGGTACGAAGCTAGGCTTGCCGGGCTATCACTTGAACGCACACCAAGGAGGAGAGGCTTTTGGTGAGGGGCTATCCTCAAGTACGTTCGAGACTAGGCTTGCATCATCTCAAGTCACCGCCCCCGCTACCGAAGCCGCTAAACAATGGCAAGGCTGGGGTACTGCACTCAAACCAGCTTACGAGCCAATCTTGTTGGCTCGTAAGCCGTTTCCTACAACAGTCGCCGCTAACGTCTTGACTCACGGAACGGGCGGGTTGAATATCGATGGGTGCAGGGTGGGGACGGACGAAGTGTTGCAGGGATCGACTGTTCGGAACGACATTCGCGGCGGTGGGTTCGCTTCCGGGCACAAACAAAACCCCGGAGACATTCCAGACTACGCACAAAGTCCACTTGGCCGCTGGCCTGCAAATTTCATCCACGATGGAAGTGACGAGGCTTGCTCGCCGTTGGGTGAATCTTCAAGATTCTTCTACTGCGCAAAGGCAAGCAAGAAAGACCGGGATGAAGGCTTGGATGCTTTTAACTCGAAAGCATCGTCGTCTATGTCCGGCAGGCGCAATCCCGAAAACGCAGAGTGGGATACAGGAAATGACGTAACTAGCAGATTTGTCACGAATCGCAAGAACGTCCACCCCACGGTCAAGCCGACCGATCTGATGCGATACCTCTGCCGACTGATAACGCCGCCGGGCGGCGTTATCTTAGATCCCTTCATGGGATCAGGATCGACTGGTAAGGCGGCTATTCTTGAAGGATTCCGATTCATCGGAATCGAGAAAGAAACCGAATACTTGGAAATTACCAAGGCCAGGATCGAGTTCGCCAATTCCCAAGGAGGAGCCAAATAATGAGTTGGACGCACCTAGACGACACACTCGTCAAGAAGGCTCGCAGGTCGCATAGTTGCTACCTATGCGGCAAAGAGATCCCCAAAGGAGCATCCTACTTGCGAAGAACCGGAGTTGACGAGGATGCCGGTATTGTGTCGGAAGCTATGCACCCTGAGTGCGAGGAGCAGACAAAAGATTGGGACGAAATGGACTGGGAAACATTCAGTCCTGGCGATCTTTACTGGTGGACAGAAGAAACCTCAGATATTTCGGAAGGGAAATAGCGAAATGGTGCTTCATCCGAGCATTTTGTGTACTGTCAGCCAGTATTATCATACAAAACTCCAACTTGTTCGGAGCTTTTTGCAGATGGAACCCGAGGATACTCGGGTTCCAGTGACCGATCCGCAGTGGAAATGGAAGGTCGGATCGATGTTTGGGTACACCAGCACCGAGTTAGACTTGGTTGGTTACAAGGACTGTATTGGCAGACGGTGGGATTATGAGTATGTTGAGGGTGGTGTCGTGCTGCGTATGCAAGGCAGTTCGGAGACTTTGAAGGCTCCGAACCTCTCAGATTTGGTTGTTTTTTACTCGGAAAACGAGTTTTCCGAGTGGATAGGAAAGATTTCAGATGGCAAATGAAAAGGTAAAGCCAACCGAACGTGAGTTGGTGTTGGCAGGAACGATTGAGAATTTGGTAGAGGCTTGTGAGGTAGCGATGGAATCAAGGGCACACGTTGCCGATGCCCTAGAGGAACTTGTGAAGATCATTCGGGAGTCGAATGATAGTTCCAAATCGCTGATTACATCGGGAAGCGAAGAATTAGCGGCAGAACACCCAGACTTGTTCTCGGTTGCTGATGGTTCTATCGTCGCTTCAAGGCCGGACTCCGAGGACTCCGAGGACTCCGAGGACTCCGAGGACTCCGAGCCCCCATTGGCCGTAGGCCAATGGGTGAAGATCAAGAAGCCTGCTCCTGATAGTTTCAGTGAGATTTCTTGGAATGTTCGCATGGAAAAGTATGCTGGTAGGATTCTACAAATCTCCGAAATTCGTCGAATCGCTATTCCGAGATCATCTGATTGTCAGTGGTTGGTCAAACTCGACGGGGCAATCGATACAGAGTTCGGAAGCTCGCATAAATGGTCGTTCGATCCGGCATGGCTTACGCCATTGCCGGATCTGACTGAGGGTTGGAGGTATCTCCAACCCGATGAAATCGTCGCCGAAGGCGACGAGTTGTGTGCATTGGAGTATTTACGCTGTGCTGATTGGTGGGCTAGTGGTAACGTCGGTAGTAAACAAGCTGCCAATGGTGTATACCGCAGGCGAATCACGGCTGAGGCTCCTGCTGAGGGGAAAACTGAGGAGAAAACTGAGGGGGAAGCCGTCGCAGAGGTCGCTGAGGCTCCCAAGCCTGCTTGGGAGCCGAAGGAGGGTGATTGGGTAACAATCACCAAGCCTACACACGCCCATAGAGGGTGGGTGTCTCCGTACATGGACGAGTACGATGGTCAGACATTCCAGTTTAACGGAGAGTTTAGGCGGGATTCCCAGGGTATCGCCTGGGCCGAAGGCCCAGGGGGCTACTACTTCAATCTGGCATGGCTAAGCCCGGCTCCCGCGAAAGTCGCAGTGCCAGAAGCTAAAGTGGAAGCTGAGGATGACAAAGAAATCCAACCAGCAACCAAGGTCAAGATACTCCACCCAGACTGCCTCGGCAGAACTGGCACTACCTCCTGGGAAAACTGCCCTATCCCTAATTGCCTTTTCGTCTGGGTGGACAGCGAAGATCCTGTACTAAGAGTAGGGGCTATCCCAATCCACAAGAAGTGGCTAAGCTCGGCTGAGGCTCCTGAGCCTCAGCCAGAGGCCCCACAAAAGCCCGTAAAGGCTCCGGTAACTGCTTACCATATTGGAAAGCAGGTACTCGTAACTCAGCGATTAAAGGGGTTCGAGAACAGCTTTGTCAGGATTTTGAAGGGCATCACGATTCGTAAGAATCGACCCGATATCGTCGAATACGCAGTCGGTCGGAGCCCGACCGACTGCTTCCACGATATCCTGTACATCAACCCCAACGACCCCGACTCGGAATACCAAATCGAGCCGTTGGACGATTAACCTGAGATCCGACAACCCCAACCATCCTAAAAACCGGCACTAATCCTGCCGGTTTTTTCGTTTAACTGACAACCATCCCCCATATCACTACACTAATAGCAGATCCCATCCCCCATTAAGGAACCCCATCCCATGATCGATCTGCAAACACTCCTCCTAGTAGTAGCCCTTCTGGCCCTTTGGGCACACTCAGTCTCCCTATCCCGTCGTCTCCAAGACGCAGAAGCCATTCTCGATGACTACGACGACGAGTTCGAGTACCTATGGGACTACCAGAACGACCGCTGGCAGCAAACCGCAGATCAGTTTGAGATGATCGATACCATCTTCTCCCAGATGTTCAACCGAGATCCCGACGACGAGTAGCATTGCTACAAACCATGTAGCAATGCCACAAGTTGTGTAGCAAAGCCCCGGCAAGCCGGGGCTTTTTCGTTTGTGTATCGTATTTCTTGTTTCGTGCGACACAAACAACGCCACTGCGCTGTAATTAGAAATACAACCTGCTCGCGTTGTATTTCGTCCGGATGGCAGTTTTCCCGTATGGGAAAACTGCTTGCTTGAGCGACCCGCGAAGCGGGTCGCTTGTCTTTGAGCGACCCGCGAAGCGGGTTGCTTGTCTTTGAGCGACCCGCGAAGCGGGTCGCTTGTCTTTGAGCGACCCGCGAAGCGGGTCGCGGGTTTGGATTTTCTAAAAATTTTGAAAATTATATGCGTAGCTGGGCGGCCTGGGGCCGGACTACGTCCGGCCCCCTCACCCCTGCCATCGTCCGACCCCCCCCCTATTAGTAAAATTGATAACGTCCGATAAGTTTTCTTATGTTCGGTTCAAAAACTAAATGTCCAACTAAGGTCAGCAGGGGAGCGGATGCCGACGGCATCCGCTCTAGGTCAGCAGGGGAGCGGATGCCGACGGCATCCGCTCTAGGTCAGCAGGGGAGCGGATGCCGACGGCATCCGCTCTAGGTCAGCAGGGGAGCGGATGCCGACGGCATCCGCTCTAGGTCAGCAGGGGAGCGGATGCCGACGGCATCCGCTCTA